CCCGGCTGCCCGAACCTGGTTGAAAAAGGGAAGCGGTTCTGTTCAGAGCATGAAAGCCGGGATCGAAAAAGCTGCGATGAGCGCCGGGGCACGGCGGCGCAGCGGGGCTACGGCGGCAGATGGCAGCGATACCGGGAAAGATACCTGAAGGCTCATCCGCTCTGCGCCGGGTGCGAGCGGCAGGGCAGGCTGACTCAGGCCGCCGAAGTCGATCACATAATCCCGGTGAGCGGGCCGAACGATCCGCTCTTCTGGGATGCCAAAAACCACCAGAGTCTTTGCCGGGCCTGCCATGCGAAAAAGACGGCTCTTGAGAACAGAGGGCCGAAGGCGTCCGCAGGAGAAAGGGCCAAAGTAACGGTTGTCTGCGGCCCTCCGGGAGCGGGCAAGACCGAATGGGTAGCCAGGCAGGCCAGGTGGGGCGATCTGATCGTTAACCTGGACGCTCTTTTCACAGCTATAAGCGGCCTGCCTGAATATGAAAAGCCCGACTGCCTTGTGCCTTTCGCGCTGGCGGCCAGAGACGCGGTTATCCGGCGGCTGAAGCTGGCTCACAGTATAAACCGGGCCTGGATTATCACCACCGGCGCGAAGGCGGGCGAAAGAGCCTCTCTGCAGAAGAGCCTGAAGGCCGAGATCGTGGTCTTTGAAGTCTCCGAGAACGAATGTCTGAGGCGGATACAGGCCGATGAGAGACGAAAAAACAGCTGGCAGTCCTGGCAGCCGGTCATAGAACGCTGGTGGAGAGAATATCAGCGCAGGCCGGGAGAAACAGTCCTGAGGAAGTGAAACGATGGTCGAGGCAACCTTACAGCGAAAAAATACAGGGAAATGCCCGCCTCCGGGCGCGGCCATACCGGCAGGGTGGGCTTACGATATCCTGGGAGAGCATTACGACCAGAGCTTTCAAAGAGAAATCGATCTGGCCGAGAACGAGGCAGTTTTTGACCTTTTCAGACAGAAAACCGGCTCTCTGACCGGCAGAGATATCCTTGATCTCGGCTGCGGCACCGGGCTGTTCCTCGAGCACGTGAAGGTCTCTCCGAGGCACTACACAGGAGTCGACATCTCAAAGACCATGCTCCGGCAGGCAAAAATGAAGTTCCCCCGGTTCCGCTTCCTTCAGGCGGACATGAAGCGTCTCAGGTTTCAGCCGGAGAGCTTCGATATCGCGGTGAGCTTTTTCGGCAGTTTTTCATACTGCCGCAGGCCGTACAGGGCCGTGAGCGAGATCAGAAGAGTGCTGAGGCCGGGCGGAAAGGTCTTCCTGATGGCTTTCGGCCCCGGGTACGCCGCCGAGAAGCCGGATTTTACAGAGATGGGCGGCTATCAGGTGCAGAAGCTGTGCTGGCGGAACCGCCCCTTCAGGCTGCTTTTCTCAGGATTCAGGATAATTGAATGCTTCGGCTTCAGCTGGCTGCCGAACCGTCTTGACTGGAGCCGGAAAGCACTTGCCCGGCTTCTGAAACTCGAAGCAAAAACCATCGGGCGGCTGTGGCCGGATCAGTGCTTTTTCCAGGTCGTGATCGGAGAGAAAATTGCCCCGGAGATACCTGAATAAGAACGTCTTTGACGCTGCCATCGAGCGGATGGTCGAGCTGTATGAGCAGGGCCACCGGATAGTTGTTTCTTTCTCCGGAGGCAAGGATTCAGGGGTCTGTCTTGAAATCTGCATCATCGCGGCAGCCATGACCGGGCGTCTGCCGGTCGAGGTGGTCATGCGAGATGAAGAGATCATGTTTCCGGGGACTTTCGAGTACTCCGAGCGGGTTGCGGCCAGGCCGGAGGTTGAATTTCACTGGCTCGTAGCCAATCAGCCGGTAGTGAACGTCTTTAACCGGAAAGAGCCTTATTTCTGGACTTTTGACCCGCTCCTTAAGCCCGAAGAGTGGGTCAGGCAGCCTCCGGAGATCGCAAAGTACATCCCTGAGAAGTATATCCAGGGAATCTGCTATCCGAAGCGGTTTCCGCCGCCTGAGGGCAAAGATTTGTTCTGCGTGATCGGCCTGCGGGCGGCTGAGAGCATCCACCGCTCTCTCGGAATATTCAGCAGCAGGGGCCACCTGACCGCAAAGGACAGCTGGGGCACCCGCAGAGTGAGGCCGATTTACGACTGGACGGACGGAGACGTCTGGAAGGCGATAAAGGACAACAAGTGGGACTACAACTCAGCCTACGACACCATGAACCGGCTCGGAGTGCCGAGGCAGAACCTCCGGATAGCTCCGCCGACTCTCACGGCTGCCGGGCTGAACACCCTGAACGTGGCAATGCGGGCCTGGCCGAAGTGGTTTGAAAAGGTGAATAAACGGCTTCCGGGAGTGAGGACGGCGGCGATGTTCGGCAGGCGCGCAGTCGAGCCGATCCGCAGGATGGGCGAAACCTGGGAGCAGTGCTTTAGAAGAACCTGCATCGAAGAAGCTCCGGACTGGATAGCGGACAGATCGGCTCAGGTCATGGAGAGGCACTTAAAGGAGCATGCCTATCATTCGAACAGCCCTTTTCCGCAAAATTCGCCGTGCCGCAAGTGCGGTCAGCTTGCAAGCTGGCGGCAGATGGCGATGGTCATGTACATGGGGGATCCGTTCAGCCTGAAATACGACCGCCTTCCTCCGGTCGAGCCTGAGTTCTTCAGGCCGGGCTCCGGCACGTGGGGAGGCGGCAAACCTACATTTTAAAACAGTCCCAGGAAGCGGGCAGGGGGAGGAGGGCTCCCCCTAACCGTCTGATGCGGCAACATCAGACCAGACAAAGTCTGCGCTTCCCGGCACGGACAGCGAAGTCCGCGATTGCGCTAGCGAGTCTACCACAGATTCGAAAATGCTGTCAAGTCCGGGAGGCTGCGGTTAGGGGGAAAGCATGAGCGAGCAGGAATTCAACACGACACCGGAAGAGACGCAGCGCAAAGTAAGCGAGAAGATCAAGGCCAGAGGCCGCAGGCTCATTGAAAAGAAAAACAAGGTTCTCAAGAGGCTCGAAGTGGTCTATGTGGACATAAGAAAGCTCAAACCCAACGACTACAATCCGAACCGGCAGAACGAGCACGACTTTGAGCTTCTTCTGAAATCAATGGAGGAGGACGGCTTCACTCAGCCGATAGTTGCGCTTAAGAACGGAGTGATCGTTGACGGAGAACACAGGTGGAGAGCGGCAAAGGTTCTCGGCTTTGATCAGATTCCGGTGGTCTACACGGACATGACTCCTGAGCAGATGAGGATCGCCACCTTGCGCCACAACAGAGCCAGAGGAACAGAGGACATAAATCTGACCGCCGATGTCCTGCGGGACCTCCAGGAGCTTGGCGCATTGGACTGGGCAATGGACAGTCTGATGATGAGCGATGTGGAAATGGAAAGGCTTCTGGAAGACATAGCCGCGCCGGAAGACCTGGCGAATGAAGATTTCTGCGATGCCTGGCGGCCTGATGAAGTGGCGGAGGACGACCTTGAAAGAGCGAAGAAAGGCTCAACCGAAGCCTACACTCTGAAGGAGAACGAGGACGGCACGGTCCACATCACTGCCATGTCGAAGAAGGCGACCGAGGATGTGCGGGAGCGCGAGAAGATCATCAGGGAGGCCAAGACCACCGAAGAGCGGAACATGAAGATGAAAGAGACCAAGCTATTCCGCGTGTCTCTGATCTTCAGCGGTGAGGAAGCCGATCTGGTGAAGTCAGTGCTGGGCAGCGAACCTGCGCAGGCGATAGTGAAGCTGTGTAAAGAGCATCAGAAAAGAAAAGCGAGTTAGGAGGGATAAGGGGGTAAAATCACGCCGGACTGAGGCTCTCCAGACCGGGCGTCCAGTAAATTTTCGAGTGTCGCAAGTTTTCACCCCCCCCTTTAGGAGGGGGAGAGGAAGGCATAAATGGGAGCAAGAGGACCAAAACCGGAACCGACCCAATTCAAGCTGGTCAAGGGCAATCCAGGCCGCAGGCCGCTTAACGACCGGGAGCCTCAGCCGCTGAGAACCATCCCGGAATGCCCGTCATTCCTGAACAAGGAAGAGCGGAAAATCTGGGATGCGGTGTCAAGGAAGCTCTACGACATGGGCGTGCTGACAGAGGTCGACGATCTCTCTCTGGCTGTTTTCTGCGAGTATTTCCTGGAGTACCGCAAGCTTTCAGACCAGGTAAAAAAGGTTGGCGTATTTATCAAGGTCAAGAACGGCAAAGAGACCAAGACTTATGTCGACCCGGAGACCGGAGAGAAGATCGAGAAAGAGGTCGACCGGTTCATCCTGCAGCGAAGCCCGGTGGCCGGTGCGCGGGACCTGGCGTGGGACAAGGCGTCGAAAATCCTGGCCGAGTTCGGAATGAATCCCAGCGCCAGGAGCCGGATAAAGCTGGAACTGGAGCAGCCGAAAGCCGATCCATACGAGGAATTCCGTGGCAGGAAGAAAGCCTGAAACGCCTCCGGCAATGCAGTACGCCTACGACGTGCTGAGCGGGAAGATACCGACATGCAAGTGGACAAAACTTGCCGTGCAGAGGCATCTCCGCGACCTGGAAAAAGCGGAGAGCGATCCGGACTTTCCGTACTTTTACAGCGAAGATGCAGCCAGTCATGTGATAGAGTTCTTTCACAGATATCTGCATCATTCTTTGGGCGAATGGGCCGGGCAGGTTTTTCTGCTTGAACCCTGGGAGCAGTTCATTCTGTCGGCCTCTTTCGGCTGGCTCAGGAAAGAGGACGGCTGCCGCAGATTCAAGGTTGTTTACATCGAGTGCGCCAGAAAGAACGGCAAAAGCCCGCTGGCAAGCGGGGTCGGCCTCTATCTCTTCGATGCGGACGGCGAGCCCGGGGCGCAGGTCTACACGGCGGCTACCAAGTACAAGCAGGCGAAGATAGTTCACGGCGAAGCCGAGCGCATGGTTCTGTCCTCTCCCACTCTGAGGAAGAGGATAGGCATAGTCCGGGACAACCTGCACGTCCTGGACACAGCCAGCAGGTTCGAGCCTTTGGGCCGGGACTCCAAAACAGAGGACGGCCTGAATGTTCACGGAGCGATCATAGACGAGTATCACGCTCACCCGGACAGCGGCCTTTACGATGTGCTGAGAACGGCCATGGGCGCCCGGCGCCAGCCGATGATGTTTATAATCACGACCGCCGGATATAAGAAGCAGTGCCCCTGCTACATCCAGCGGGAGTATGTGACCAACGTCCTGGAGGGCGTGTTTGAAGACGACTCGGTCTTCGGTATCATCTACACCCTGGACGAAGAGGAAAAGGACGAACAGGGCAATGTTATCCGGCCAGCCGATGACTGGATGGACGAATCGGTCTGGATAAAAGCCAATCCGAACCTGGGAGTCTCGGTCAAGCTCCGGGACATGCAGCAGATGTGTCATGAGGCTGTCGAGTCTCCCACGAAGCAGAACGAGTTCAAGACCAAGCGGCTCAATATCTGGACTGAGGCTGTAACGGCCTGGATAACCCAGAAAAGCTGGAACAGCTGCAGCTTCCCGGTGAACGAGGAGGATTTGAGAGGCCGGGTCTGCTGCGGCGCTCTCGATCTGTCAACCGTTGTGGACGTTACCTCCTGGACGCTCTGCTTTCCGCCCCAGGGAGAGGAGGACAGGTATCAGTTTCTTTTCCGCTTCTTCATTCCGGGAGCGAACCTGAGAGAGCGGGTAAGGCGGGACAGAGTGCCTTACGATGTATGGATAAGGCAGGGATTCATCACGGCCACCGAAGGAGACGTAATAGACTATGACTTTGTGGAGGAGCAGGTCAAGGAGGACGCCCGGAAGTTCGACCTGAAGAAACTGGCGTTCGATCCCTACAATGCCACGCAGATCATAAATCACCTGCAGGATGAGGGAATCGTCACGGTCGAATTCAGCCAGGGCATGATGACAATGTCTCCGGCAACGAAGGATTTCGAGAAGCGGGTGCTCAATCAGGAGATCGCTCACGGCGGCAATCCGGTGATGGCCTGGATGGTCGGCTGCACGACAGTGAAATCCGATCCGGCGGGAAACATCAAGCCGGTGAAGCCCGACCGGCTGAAATCATCAAATAGGATTGACGGAGTGATCACCTCGATCATGGCGCTTGACCAGGCCACCCGGCATGAGGAAAAGCCGATGCCGTACAAGGATCATTCGGTTTTTGTGATATAAAAAATTCGCGCGAGGACAGGCCGATCTGAGCGCGTTATTCGAACAATGAAGGACGGCTGTGCGGAGCCGCACCTCTGCACTCGCCGTCCTTTTTTGTTCGCTAAGAGAGAGGTTCGGATGATACGGCGGATAATGTCCAGGCTCGGCTACGAAAAGAAATCCGATCCGAAAATCGCTCGGACTCCAAAGGAGCTTGAGCAGTTTCTTCTCAGCATTTACGGAGGTCAGTCATCGAGCGGGATTCATGTAACGCCGCTTAGAGCGATGCAGGCGTCGGCGGTCTATGCCTGTCTCAAAGTGATCTCCGAGACCGTGGCTCAGCTGCCTCTGCATCTGATCAGGCGGGACGGAGAGTGGCGGCAGCGGGCAGCCGAGCACGCTCTGTACAGCAGGCTGCACGATGCGCCGAACGATTTTCAGTCAAGCTTCGAGTTCCGGGAAATGCTGACCGGGCATACCTGTTTGAGAGGCAATGCCTACGCGTTTATAAACCGCCTGTCTGACGGAAGCGTGGCCGAACTGCTGCCGATTCAGCCGGATCGCGTAAAGGTGGAAATGAATTCGAATTACGAACTGACCTATGAGGTGCAGAACGATTGGGGCAAGTGGGAAGCGGTTCCAAAGGAGAAGATATTTCATCTTCGCGGAATGACCCTGAACGGCTGGCTGGGGATATCGCCTATCGCCTATGCGCGGGAGACAATCGGGCTGACGCTGGCGGCTGAACGGCACGGAGCAGTCCTTTTCGCCAACGCGGCCAGGCCGGGGGGCGTGCTTGAGTACTCGGACGGCGCTCTCGATGAGGACGCGAAAAAGAACCTGATCGAGGGCTGGCAGTCGGCCTACAGCGGAGAGAACGCGGGCAAAACTGCGCTGCTTGAATACGGCATCAAGTTCAATCCGGTCACCATGACCAGCGAGGACGCGCAGTGGCTTGAAAGCCGCAGGTTC